CTCTTTCTAATTGAGGGTTCAATAAGGATTCCGATATCTACTACATCTACTATCTTTGATGGCATAAAAATTAATTTTTCTTTAAGCCATTTTTGTGGAATAATTCTATCACAGTATTGGATATTCTTTTTTTCACACCACATACCATAGGAAGTGGCAGACCCTTTTCTAATTTTTCTTCCACTATTTTCAAAAACTAATCTAACATCTAAATCAGAATGTTGTTGTTGTATCTCAACATGTTTACGTCTATCTCCTGTAGACCAAAATCCTTTTACCTCAATAATAATTCCATTATCAAGTATAAAATCAGGAGTGTAGGATCGAATTGCAAAATCTACCCATTTTATTTTTACTGTTTCATAACGTAAACTATGTTTTGCTTTTAGTATTTGATTGGCAATAGTCTCTTCTAAGTGAGAACGGTAGCCCCGTTTTCTAGCTTCACGAAATCTTTTTCTGTTATAATTTACCAAACTACCCGTGCCCAATCCAAATGTTATTGCAATTCTTTAATGGCTAAGTTATAGCAGTCGGCTTTAAACATATAAGTATTGCCGGGATCAACATCTCCTTTTCGCATGAAAGTTGCCTTGTCTAAATACTCTTTTTTATCAATACAGCCTAAGTACCAACCAACCGTAAAGTCATTTTTAAGACGCACAAACGCATATGAATCGCACTTTTGTTTAGTGTTATAGTTAGTAACACTACATTCATAACTAGGAAGGGGCTTTACAGAAGTTTGTTTGGTCTTTACATCTACCTTTTTTCCGTCAGGTAAAATAATGTCGTACTCATATGTGTTTTCCCACGTACCACCTAAGCACTGTAAAGCAATTTGTTCACCAATAAATCCTGCAATGTTGCCCTTCCCTTTTAAAATTGAGTTACGTAATTTACCTAGTTCTGCTGCTTTAGTACGCGCAGCTTCTATCATAGATAAAGTTACTTCAATCTCTTTCATGATAATCTAGAACCGTCGCTCTGCTATACTATACAGATTACGAAGGACAGTGGAATGGGGGAGTCGTCCGGTTGTCAAACCCGTATACCCCAATTTTCTTAGTTCCTCTGCTAACTCTACATCTGCTTCCTTACGGGCAATTACCGCCGCATTAACACCAGCAAATCTTTTATCTCGTAATGCTTGTTTTGCAGAACGAAGTTCACTAGTCATATTATCTACTAGTTCTTGTAGGTCTTCAACTGAAATATCGTCGTATTCATCTTGCGTGGTCATTGCTCCTAAATCAGATTTAATATCATTTTCTGTCATTAAACATTTCTCCTTCTTGGTTATCTATATAAAAAACTATAGGTTTAGTTTTTGCGCTGCTTACACGAGAGGGTTCTTCTGTCAACTGATTCCCCCAACACGCTTGTTTGAACGAACAAAATTTACATTCGGTACCTAAGATATAGTTACCCGTATGGGTTCCTCTAAACATTTCTTTAATAGGTTTAAAACATCTAGCAAATTTATTTTCTTTAATAGCTTTAACAGTATGTGCTAACTTTTTAGTTACTTCAACTGGGTCACTCATATAAGGAATATATTTAAATTCTCCAGATGAATGATTAATAACCCACCAACCACCCGGCTCTGTGTTTGTGGCCTTTGCATACGTAGTGAGTTGCCCAACATACCCGAAACTGTCATTCTCTTCAATGTGTTTTCCGTCAAGCCATTTATTTCTATAAGACCACGGACTTGCAGATTTAATGTCATCTACTTTATCGTCAAGAATAAGATCATACTCTCCTGATATTTTTTCTCCACCAATTTCCGTTTCCACTTGTTCTGGTTCTTTAAATGTAGCAGCAGATTCTTGCAGAATAGCTTGGATTACTGCTGTAGGAAGGACTCCTATTAACATACGCAATAAGAAATGCGAAGGCGGTGGAACAGCAGCCTCTGGTTTGTTCTTTGCAAACCATAGTTGACAGGTAGCCTTTCCAATATTACTTGCTCTTAAACGAAAATCTTTTGAGTAAGTATTTTGGAATTGTCTATGAACCGCTGCTTCCACATGCTTCACTATTCCTTGGATAGTTTCTTCAGCCATACTTACCTTACCCGCTCTTACATCAGCAAGGTAAGCATGTACTAGAAATTCCACAGGATGTTCCATAATTTTAGGTGTCCTCTACTGTAATAAAAGCTTCTATAACATCATTCTCTTCCGATGTAAAAGAGGACGTTGAAGATTTATTGTTATATGATTCAATAATAAATTCATTATAGTTTCTCACCCACGTTTGGAAAGTTGCCAGCGTAGCACTGTCCTCTGTTTGAACAATGTCAATAGTCTTGGTTAAATCTACTTCTGGAACTGGTTGATAAAGCATATTACCATTAGACATTGGAGCACCAGTAGTTGAGAGACTAATTTCATGTTGAGGAAATAGATGTCCTGCCGTCCGATACTTCTGCAAAACTTCCCCCATAATTTTAAAAGCGGAATTGTTTTCAATTTCCCAGATAACCGGTAGGGGTATGCCGTCCATCTTAACCTCTTCTCCTTGAGCATTTTGTACTGTATCTAAACTTACAGTTCCAAAGATAGCTCGAACTCTCTTAACAGATGTAATTAATTTACGAGAATCTGCGGGAAGGTCTTTCCAATTTTTAACAAACCCTGCAGGACGCCCACAATTAAAGGTTCCATCTTCATCCATTAAATCTGTAGTGGTAAAGACTTTATAGTCATGAGTAAAAACAGATTTTACATAGCGCCCCTTCTTACCCTTCGCATAGGTTGTGGCTAGATCATATGGAAGCCAGCGAGAAAATCTAAATCGCTGGAGAAAAGGACGAAATGTAACGGCTTCTGTATAAAGAAAGTTTCCTGAACCGTCATCAAATCGGAAGGTGCCTCCCGGTACGACTTCCATTTTACGCTTTTTGCCGTCTTGATCTACGGCACCCATAACTGGTTGATTCCATATTCTCATACGACAAAGGGAAGTTCCCGGCCTAGTATCTGCTCGATTATCGTGTGGGATTCCCATGACTTCCGCCATTAAATCGTAGTTATTTGTATCTATTGTAGAAATTTGTGTGTCCATATTGACTCCTTTCAATTTAAAGATTGTACCATTATATGTGTTGACATTAAAAAGTCAAGCAGATTATCCTACGTCCATCCAGTTCGGCCCCATCTTACATTCAATAGTTAAAGGCACATCTAAATCTACCTGAAATTTAACAAAAAACTCCTCTCTAAGATTTTGTTCTGCTTCTTGTATTGCAGAAATGACTTCATTCTCTTCGTTCTCATGGGTGTCTACCACAATGCTGTCATGTACACTATTTACAATTACACTATGTAAATTTCTCTTTCTCATATTATATTCAACCAAGAGTAGAGTAAGCTGAACAATATCTGTTGAAAGAGATTGAACTGGATAATTTTTAATACTGGTGAAGTGCGTAATACCTCCATACGATCTACGCTTTGCGTCAGGAAAAGCAAACTGTCTTCCGGTGGGGGTTGTCACCATACCGGTTGCCATAACTTCATCGGCAAGGACGCTATGCCATTTAGCAATTCCTGCATATTTTTGTACAAACTGTTTGTAATAAGTTGCTTCCGCATTGGTTCGGCCATATCCGGTAGCACCAAACAACGGAGCAAAAGTATGAGCCTTTGCTTCTTGTCTAGTAATAGGCTGTCCTGCATTCGTAATAACTTCAGCGGTATAGCTGTGTACATCAAATCCTGTTTGAATTTCGTTCTTAGCAATGAGATCATTGCCTAGAAAAGCTGCTGCTCGAAACTCCAATTGAGCAAAGTCTGCTTCTATAATTTTTCCGGTAGGCCAACGAGATCGAAAGACTTTCTTTATAGGAAAGGTTTTTGCTCGTGGCATATTCTGAAGATTAGGAGAATCAGAAGCCAGCCTACCTGTAGTGGTTCGATGTTGTACTAATCGTACATGTAATTTTTTATCTTGTTTTGTAAAAGTAGTAATTCCATCTACAAAGGAGGATAGATATGTATCAAGAGCAGATAAGCGCCTAATATTGTGTAAAAACTCTTGAGCGGAGGTCATGTTTCGCCTACGCGCTACAGCTTCCAACAGTTCTAGACTTAGTTTGTTGGTACTGAAGCCATGATTAGCAACCCAACTTGCTTCGGGTGCCGCAAACTTTAGACCAGCAATTAGTTTTTGGGGTAGATAAACAATTCCGGTATGATTACAGGTACGGCACACTCGTTTAGCTTTTCCTACTGAGCCGTCCTTTTTAATATAGAGATTATATCCTTTTCCTTTACAGTCCTGACAAGAAATTGCGGTAGTTTTGTGTACCACCGTAGAATTTGTTCGCACTACAGAATCAAAGTCAGGCTTCTTCATGTACTTAGGAAATAATGTAGTCCATGTAGCTTTATCGTTAGGCTTACGACTATAAATTACGGTACTCAATTGTTCAGGCGAAGCTAAATTAATGGGAGTGTCCCCCATAAGTTCTTGTATTTGCTTTTCTAAAGACAGTAACAGGTGTTGCTTCTCAGTTTGAAATTCTTTTCTAACTTCTGATAGTACGTCGGTGTCTACACAAAATCCTCTGTAATAAATTTTTGCTAACAACACACATAATGTATTAGTTAATTCAATTATATTTTGTAATGGAGCATAGGCATGACTAAACATTTTTTGACGCAGCTTCAAGGCCAACTCATAGGTAGCCTTGACATCCGCCAAACAATATTTCTGAAGTTCATCCCCATCAATCTGATCAACAGAGATTCCTTTTTGTAAATGCTCTTTCAGTGTTCCCATTTTTTGATTTTCTAGTTCCCACTTCTCAGCAATAGCCTCTAATGAAAGAGGTTCTTTTTGTCCTCTCTGAAATAAATACTCCACCAACATCGTGTCAAAGATAGGGCCGTCGTACACAAAACCTGTGTCCCATAGCCATACCAGTTCATGCTGTGCATTATGGCAAATAAGAACGGTAGCCTGATCCAGTTGTGCCTGTAATAATTCCTTTGCATTTTCTGTGCTATGTGTAGAATGATTAAACCAGAAGGAAGATTCTTCTCCTCCATCTTTCTTAGTGCACACCAATACTAGTTTATTGTCAGGAGTAAAAGGGTCAACTAACACTTTACCTGTTGCTAGTTTTTGTGCGGTGTTTTCAACGTCAATAGTTAATTTCATAGTAACTTTCCTATG